GTTTGGCTTTTCTGGAGTAATCTGATGCTTTAGCACCAGCTGCTGTCCATTTACCCGGGCCAGTAGCGGCTAGACCCCGCATCATGTCAGTATCCCACCAAGGTCTGTTCTCATTCTCTGACCGCTGTCTAGCACGTTTCTGCTTCAACTCGTCCATCAACTCTCTTTTAGCCGCGGTGTCAGGCTGGCCAAGGAATTGTTCCATATATCTCATTTCTTTTAGGCGTTCTACCTCAGGGTCTTTATCTCTAATTTTAGCTAACATTGTATCGTTTGCGGATGCCGGTAGTTTCGCCAATGGAGTTGCAACTGAATCAATACCCACCGGAGGAGTGGCTTCTGGTTTTGGTGCAGCGGTTGGCGTAACCCTTGTACCAGTGCCTACTATTGGCCCACGTGGAGGAGGGGTTTTTGAAGGTATAGGAGCTACAGTACGAACATCCGCGTCATCACGCTCATTAGCGCCCATGTAGAATTCCGGCATTTCGTCACTAGAAACCACTTGCTGGCCGGGTTTATACACTGGTCTGCCAGTTTTATTATCGCGAACCACATCAGACCCAGCACCTGCCTCTGAAGAATTTGTTGCAAGCCCAACCGCGCCAAGAATACCGCCAAACCCACCAATTCTACCGGCGATGTTTTTTAATCGGCTTAATATGCCTGAATCCGCAATCCCTTGGCCAGCTGTTGAGGCAGCGGGAGCCGCGGAAGCCGTAGCTGCTGTAGGTGAAGGAGGAGGGGTTTTAAGGTTGCCCTCAACTCTCGGCAATTCCACTGGTCTGCCAGTAGGTCTTTTAAAAGTATCCCCATACGGTTTTGTAGAACCCGTTGCATCGGCGGATAAAACATTCGCCCCTTCAGGTACCGGAACATATGGTGCTCTAGGAGGCCCGCCTTGGGTTTTGCGTAATGCGTCTTTTCTGTAGTCTTCTATTAACTCTTCTAGGGTTTTAGCAATATTGGGGTCTTTAACTTCACTTTCAGTCGCAAACGCAACTATCCCGCCTTTGTCATAATGCCTACCAAGATTGGCCATTAACTGGTCGATGCCACCGCCATGTGCCGCACGAACGGGTGCTTGAGGCATGGGTGGTCTTTGCGCCATCTGTGGTGGCGGTGCACCTTGCGGTGCGCCTTGCGGTGGGGGCATACCGCCTTGGGGTGGTTGACCTTGAGCGGCTGGCTGTGGACTAAATTGAGCAGGTTGGTTAGGGCCACCTTCTTGCGGTTGGCCTTGCTCAGCATCACCTGACAGCATTTGTTTAAGGTGATCTACAACGGTGGGCTGTGGGCCACCAGCTTGTATACTCTGCTGGTTCTTAGCGGCATCTTGAAGATCTTTTATCTTCTGGTACGCAAGGGCCAACTCCAAGTCCATTGGAATCCCGGGTTGCCCCTGCTGATCCTTTTGACTCTGTTGAAGTTTTTGCGCTAAAGGCTGTGGATTGCCCTTATATGTATCAACAAGTTTATTAACGTCGCTAAGACCCATTCCCGTATTTAACATATCAAATCCTTAAGTAAGCTTGAGTTGGCCTAATAAATTGCCAACTGTTTGTGCACCCTGAGCGGCTTGAGTTAATGCGCTAGTTGGGGTCATGTTATAACTCTGTGCGGCTAATGGGAGACCATTAAGCAATGATTGTTGGTACTGTACCATTTTATACGGGTTAGCACGAGCCTCTTCAAATGCTGTTTTGTCAGCTGCAATGCCTTCAGACTCGATGCCGCGCTGTGTACCGCCCAATCCAGCAAGAGCATTAAGATTGGCAAGGCCCGCTTGGTTTTGTGAAGTACCAAGTTGACCCTGAGTTTGAGCGCCTTGAAGTGCTGTATTAAGACCCTGTAACCCGTAGTTAGCACCAAACTGTTTAGACGCTTCACTGGCTTGTTGACCAGCTAGTCCGTATTGTGCAGCCTGTTGAGCCGCTGTCATACCTTGACCGTAGCCAAATTGTTTAGACTGCTCACCTGCTTGTTGCGCCTGTAATTGACGAGCCTGATCCGCATTAAACTGCTGTTGAGCGTTGGTAAAAGCGGTGTTGTAACCTTGACCAGTGATATTGGCTAAGTTAGTACCTAAACTACGTTGCGTTTCGGCATTAAGTATAGCTTGGCGACCACCACCAAATGCACCGGCACCGGTCATTTTGGCATCATTTTGCATTTGGGTGATCTGGGATTGCCTACGAGCCTCGGCTAACTGTGGGTCTAGTGACGCTTGCAGATACGGATTCATATATTGCTGGGCTTGCTGAGTCCCAAACTGTCCTGTTGAAAACTGCGTAGGGTCATAAGCCGTTGGCGCATTAAACTGATTACCAAACGTAGTGGGCGCATAAGACATGTTTTGTGCTTGTGCTGAGATATTACCCGCCGTATCCGCAGCTTGACCTATGCCACTAGGTACAGATAAATTACCTGCTTGATTAAATGCTTGGGTTTGAAGGTTAGAAGCCCCGGAAGTTAACGGCCCCATATATGCTTGATACGGCATATTGGAAAGCGCTTGGCCTTTACCTAACATATCTGTTACATACTCGCCCGCCCAATTAGATAAATTAGACTCAGTGCCACGTACACCGGCATTAGCAGCCGAACCAACACCAGAAACAGTACTTCCTGTACCGCCATCAAAATGTTTTACATCCCCACCCGAAGCGTAACCAATACTACCCCCCGGCATGAACTTATTGGGGTTAATCTGTTTGCCTTGCTGTTTAGTGCCAGTTCGCGCCATACGGATTCTGTCCATCATTTGATATAGTTTCTTAGCACCAGCATCGGAATTACCGTTACCCAAGTGTGACACTACATCAGCAGGAACAACAAACTCACCATGACTTAGTGCCGCTGGTTGGTCACGCCCAATTTGAGCAGGTATCTTATCCGCCATTCCGTCAGTAGTTCCTTGTAAGTACCGACCTTTTGCATAGCCCATAATGCCACCCTGTGCTGCACCAATTCTTTCGGATACAAAATTTGGGTTAGGTACAGCATCATTTGTAGGTAGGTCGTTAGGGTTTGGTCGAGTAACTGACCCGCCCGGCACAGCAGCCGCGGCTATACCTGAACCACGAGGTGTATAAGTAACATCGCCACCGTAGTTTACACCGCCCGCTCCGGGTCTACGGTCACTAGGGGGTGCAGTTATCATACTACGGTAAGCGTCGTATTTAGGGATTTTGTCTTGATACCCAGTGATAGCAGGTTTATCAGTAAGCGCTTTATACGCGCCTAGTCCAGCCCCACCTAATGCAGCAATACTAGCCCAGTTAGTTACATCATTTCCATTTGCGTCTTTTTTGGTAAATGCACTACCAAACATGTTTTTTATGGCGCTAAGAGTAGAAGGGTCAGTTTTAAACCCAGATTTGATTAAAGCATCGTTTTCTTCTTTGGTTATAGGCGCAACAGTATCACTTTTATTATACCCATACCCACCCTGCTGCCCTAAATAACTAGTATCTGGAACAATATTGTTTTGGTCATCGTATATGTAACCCGGCTTTAAAGACCCATCGGTATTGAAATAAGTATCTGTGTACTGCCCAGTAGTAGGGTCAATAAAACTAAGTGAAGTTTGATCACTTAAACTATAATTAGAACTATCTTCGCCCGCTTCGGTTTCCCAATCATAAGCCATAATTAACTCCTTAAAATTCGTAATAAATCGTCGATACTGCCGCCGCTAGATGCTGGCATGATATCAGTTCCAAACAAGTCTTCCATTAATTTTATATGCGCGTAAGGGTCTTTCTCTTCAAGCTTCTGATTCTGTGTTGATCCAGCTGTGGCGTTAGTACCCGCAGGGGCAGTGGCTTTAGTAGCTTTAGTAGCTTTAGTAGCTTTAGTAGCTTTAGTAGCTTTAGAAGTAGTTTTTGTGCCACCTCCACCGCCAGTCCTGCCACCATCAGTAGTTGTATCGTCTATCTTTACACAGGCATTCCCATCCCATAAATAACCTTCTGGGCAATTGCTGGGATCTTCCCAATCTTCACCCGGTTCTGAAGGATATCCATCAGGATAAGCTAATTCAAAATTATCTTTCCCCATCTGCTCACGAACTTCTTCTTCGGTTTGCTCAGAACCACTGCCGCCTGTTCCAACGCCAGATTCAGCATCGTATGAAGCCCAATCTATAGTCCCATCTGGGTTTAATACTCCATTTTTTGCAGCCCATTCTTGTTCTTCGGTTAACGCATCATCATCCGAACGAGTAATCTCAGGGCCTTTATATGTGCTGTATGTTCCATCGTTTATTGCATCTATTTCTTCTTGGGTTACTGTATCAGAAGACATCTCTTCCGGTGGTGAAACCTCAGATCCTTCTTCGTTATGATATCTATCGTTTTCAAAATCATAATAGACAGTGCCACCAAGTTCATCTTGACCAGCAATAATAGACCCGCCAACCATATCACCTGTCTTTGGTTGTTCTGGTGTTTCAGTAGCAGGAGGAATAACTGTGGGGGTTTCAGTAATAACTTCAGGTGGATTAAGAATATCAACTAAAGATGTCTCTGGGTTATTGCCACCAAATGGTGTATCTATGGTTGGTAATGGGGCTGGTTGTTCTTCACTGCCAACTCCAAGATCACTTAGTTTAGAAATATCAACTCTATCGTCTGGGTTTAACGAGCTAATATCTCCCATCAAATCATAGTTATCTCTTTCAACAGGAGTTTCTTCACTGCCAACGCCATATTTGTATAAGTCTGAAATATCTGCTCTATCATCAATAGCATTAAACTGTTTGTCTAAATCAGGGCTGCCAAATGTAACGGGAACAGTTTTATCTTCTTCACTGTCGTCACCTTTTAAGTTCTTCATTGCGCCAGAGAACCCAGAACTTGCTAGGTTTGCTGCGGCTTTATCTACATCTCCACCTGTCACTGCCGCAACAATAACTGGGGCTAATGCTTTAACTGCGTCTGGGGGTATACCAGAAGCCTCAAGACCAGAACTAACTAATATACGTTCAACAGCAGCCAATGGGTCTTTACCTGTAGCTACAGCAGAAGCTATTGCACCCGCGCCAGAGTTAAACGCTTTGGTTAAAATAGGTGAATTAGCTAATGTCTCTTTAAAGCTATCAGTTGGGGATGTTGGTTGATCACCGTAAAATCCCCCGGGCTGAGAATCTATGTCAGTAGATGTTCCTTTTAGAAAGTCTCCAGCTGCGCTAGATGCAAAATTACTAGCACCCGATGCTATTAATGCTGTTAAAGGATCTCCTCCAGTAACTGCGGCAAGACCAGAACTACCAAGACTTTTTAATATGTTAGTGGCAGTGGAAACAGATACACCTAATGAATCTGAAAGAGATTTAGCAAGATTAAGCCCTTCACCACCCGGGGCAAATGCACCGCCTATACCACCAGCAACACCGCCAGTTGCTATATCTCTAAGTAAATTATCGCTCTCAGTCATTACGCCTCTTACACCGCCCGCAATTGCCCCAGCCCCTGCACCACCAGCAATACCGCCACCTAAAAAGGCAGATAAGTTAATCATTGCTGGAGCCATTATTGCAGCTTGCGCTGCTGTCATTGCTATAGTTGGTAACCAATCTACTAAACCTTGCTTACCCGCTGCGGTTCTTGCTGCTTCTTTAATTTGTTCAAAAACAATATTGTTTTCGGATTGATGTTTTTGACCCCATGCTTCTATTTCGGGAAGTTTTTCTGGAGGCGTTTGATACCCTTTACCAAGAGCTTTAGCTACCTCTGGTTGGTTTAAGAAAGACTGTTTTAACATTTCACCTATGATTAGGGTGTTAGCACCGATACCATAACCATATTCACCAGCTTTATCACCAACACGAGTTTGATACTCTTTTAAAGCTACTTGATCTGGATTTAAAGCTGGAGTGATACCTTTTTTCCTAAGATCGTCGTATACATTCCATAGCTCATCACGAGTCTGCCCAGCAAAGAAAGTGGCTTCCTTTTGGGTATTGTCCATGTGTGCCCAATCGGTGATCCTTGGTGGAACCTTGCTACCACCCCACAGATTGTTTATGTCATAAGCGCCACGAGAACCTAAACCATTGTTAACATCTTTGTAATCCCAGTCAGCCTTACCCGCATTATAAACTTTAGTAGCGGAATCAAGATTTGTATTCCAGTTTTGATAGGCTTCGTTTAATGTATTTTTTATAGCCGAAGAACTGTAATTTTTGCCTTCTGGATTTTCGTCTGTGCCTATGGTGTATAGTTTAGGATTACCGTCATTATCTATTTCGGTAAAAATTTTATCTTTAGCAAGACCGAGAAGATCTGCTTTTTGCACATCCTCTACACTTGGTTTATCCTCGCTGTCAGGAAGAAGTTTAAGTGTTGCTTGACCTTTTCCACCAGCAGAGTTGCTAAGTCCAGCATCAGGCCCACCCCATTGTCCGGGGGTTGTTATTCTGCTTGAGTAATCAACAGGTTTGAGCTGTTCCGCTATAGGTGCTGAAGGTAAAGGCTCTACTCTTGAAACTACATCAGCAGTGGGCTGAACTCCCGTGGGTGCTTGTATGCCTTGGTCAATAGGTGTACTAACAGAATTGTTAGGCATTACATCAGCAGTAGGCTGAATTCGTTCTATTAAAGACGGATCAGACCGCGTAAAATCAGCAGTTACTGGTTGAACTACCGATGCAATACCGCCATTTAGATTTCCAGATTCAGGTGTTGGTATCCCCGTATTAATAGGTGTACTAACAAAATTGTTAGGCATTACATCAGCAGTGGGCTGAACTAACGATGCAATACCGCCAGCATAAGGATTAACGGTTGGTTGTGGAGTTGGTTGTGGAGCTGGTTGTGGGTTTGGATTGAAGTATTCTTTTTCCCAATTATCATCACCCATAACCATGCGATAGAATTGACCATTACCGTCTTCATCTTGGCGAACAATTTCGCTACCATCGTCATCTGTTTGATATCTAGCCATATTAAATTACCGTTCCCACGTTGCCAGATGCAGATGTACTTGTTAATGCTGCGGGTATCTGGGTTATTCCATCCGCATCTTTCCAAAAAGTTCCGTTCCACCAAATAGGTTTATTTAAAGTTGTATCATAGTAAAACTGCCCTACTACTAAGTCTGTGATAGGGCGTGACGCTGAATTTCCAGAACTTGGAGTGGCTAGGTTTTGATTAAAATTATTTAACTGATTGAAGTATAAACGCAAGACGTTAGAAAACTGATCCTGATACTTCCGGCTGTATTCTTCAGTGCCAAATGGTAAGCTTGGTGGCGTTGGAACGGTTTGCATGGTCACCGCCTCCCGTCTTGGCGAATATCAATACGTGGACTACCTAGCTGCCAAGTAGAGCCTAGCTGCTCGTTGTCTATCTGTAGAATCATCTGCCGCCCGCGAACCCTAACAAATACCTGCCCAGTAAACTGTTCAATAGGTACAGTGGCTGTTCTAACAATAGTAGCGTCTTCGTTCCCGCCAAGTGATATAGGATCGTTATACCCTGACCCTGAGTTCTGCATTGGGATCAATGTCATAGTAACTTGCGGAGAAGTTGCAGTAGAACCCCTAAATGTAATATCCGGCAGTATCCGATATACAAACCCGAAATGATCCCCATCATCTATGTCAAACTCAGCAGAACCAATAGACGATGCAATAGCTACAGGGGTTCCAGTGGAGTTATCGTCAACACCGTATTCATGGTAAACGACATTTCCTGTGTTGTTCCCTTGGTATGTTGCAGCCATTGGGTAATTACGCAAGCCAGAGTCTAACCAAGCCGTTCTAGCCATAGTGCCGTAGTACCACACACCTTCGCCGTTGTTCTCGAAGTAGTTGTAGATAACATACCGGTCTACAGTTGAAGATCCAGCCGAGCAGTAGAAGAACCACACTTCATTAAAGCCTTCGTTGGTGCTTGCAAAGATTTGATCCGCTTGATCTAAGTTAATGTCTTCAAAGATATACTGACGTAGATCACATCTTAATGTCTGCACACGCCCGTCGTATTTGTAAAACTTATCTACACCCATCCAATAGGTAACACCGGAACCTAGTGCAACTGCGTTAGGCCCAGCAATAGACACGTTATCTCCAAGTAACTGAGAAGACCAAATTACGGGAGGCCCTGCATATTGCAATGAATACAACGTAGAATCTGTATACACCAGAATCTCTTGTCTAGTTTGTAAGGCAGTGACAATCTTAGAGCCGTGGGATAACTGTAAGCTACCTGCTTGGTTAGTAGCCGCCGGAGTCCAGTTAACTACCGATTCTTGATCCGACCACCGAATAAGCATTGGGCTTTGTGTTCCGCTACCATAATCATTACATCCAAACGCAAATACAAAACGAGACGCATCAGATACAAGAAGGTAGTTTTGCATTAAAGGAACATCAGAAGCACCAGTAAGACTTGATACTAAAACACCTCTTGTTGTTAATCCAGAAGCATTACTCCAATAGTATAAAGCACCCTGTCTAGGCCCAAATATAAGATCATCCCCAAAGTTATTCTGATTCCAAATACGTATTGGGAATGCTGCCGCCGTTCCCACACCCCATCCACCAGAACCCCAAGGCCCTGCACCCCAACCAACAATAGGAACAGCCGCTGCGGGGCCTACATTAACTTGATAAGCCGCCGTAACCGTAGCACCGCCATTACCTACATCAGACGCATTAGCAGTAGCAGAAGCTGTAAATGTATATGAGTTTGCCGTAACAACAGTTAACGAATACTCCGCGTTTAAAACAGTTGCAGTGATAGTTCCGCCTAAACTTACAGCCCCACTGAAGGTAACATAATCCCCCGTAACAGCGCCGTGGGCTACGTCAGTAACAGTAATGACAGCGGATCCACTAGTGGCTGCAAAAGGCCCGTTTAATACTACGGTATCTCGTATAGGTGTTATGTCGTTATACGCCCCACCGCTCTCAATATAGAACTTAAGATTAGTCCCAACACCTAGATAATTAGCACTTGCTTGAGTAACCCAGTTCCACAACGATCTACATGTGCCTAAAAATGTGTTAGATGATATACGAGTCCAACCACCAATCTTTTCAGGCGTTCCTTGGCGAAACCTTATTTTCTCAGAGACATACCAACCATTCTCGTTGGTATAACGAGTATTCTCTTTGTTTACACCAGCTTTTAGCGTGAGTTTCTTGAGTGGCATGTTTAAACAACCATAGTAACTGCTTTAGCTTCGACATCTGCAACGCGCTTTAACCAACCCTTACCATACGTAACAAACGTAGATAACGATCTATAGAAGTCTTCCTTGGCTTTACTAAACTTAGGCAATAGGTCTAGCGGTGGCACGGAGTTAATCGCTCTCATCGTAGCTGGCCCCATAGCACCATCGGCTACTGCACCTACTGCCTTTTGAAGTAACTTTACAGATGCCCTAGGCCCAGCATTAATAGCAAAGTCAAACGCAGCGTAGTCCGTTCCGGCAGGTAGTTGATCGCCGCAGACTGCATCCCAATAGTTCTTCTTATACAAAGGTTTAACGTCTTCTTTCTTCAAAGCCTTCATATCATCCTGCGTGACCTTCTTGCCAATATGTGCTTCCCAATTAGCCTGAGTGCAGCCCCACATCGTGCAGCCTTTACGCCCATCAGGAAGTTTATTGCCCGGATCACGCTCGTCATTAGTAAACCCACCTTCGTGAGCAATGACTAATTCAAATGCTTTATCCCAATTTTCTTTCATTGCTTGCCCTTCATATCAATGATCTTTTCTAGTGTGCGCCCGCCAAAGTAGAACGACATAATGAGCATACCCCACTGCCCTAGCAATTCTACGTAGCGTTCATTGGTATCTAGATCAAACGCAC